TGCGGATGTTGGCACACTATATGAAGGATGAGAACTATGCTAGAGAAATCGTTGAAGGTGACATCCATACAAAAAACCAGACTGCGGCAGGTCTTGAAACTAGGGCGCAAGCCAAGACATTCATTTACGCTCTACTCTATGGCGCAGGGCCTGCCAAGATCGGGAAGATTGTTGGTGGTTCAGCGGCGCATGGTCAGAAACTCATCGATAATTTTCTTCGGAACACTCCGAGCCTCAAAAGACTTAGAGACAAGGTTGACCAGTTATCGGTACAAGGCACTCTACCAGGTCTGGACGGTAGGAAACTACACATCCGTTCCGCACACGCAGCACTTAACACGCTACTGCAGAGTGCTGGTGCGATAGTGATGAAGAAGGCTCTAGTCTTACTTGACAGTGAACTTAGACGGAACAAGTTAGATGCACACTTCGTGGCTAATGTGCACGATGAATTTCAGATAGAGGCCAAAGCAGAACACGCACAAAGAGTAGGGGAATTAGCAGTTGACAGCATACGCAAGGCGGGTGTACTATTAAAGATGCGGTGTCCCCTTGATGGGGAGTTTAAGATAGGGGATAATTGGTGTCAGACGCACTAGAAGAATTTGAGGAACCAGATTCAGCAATCATGATTGCTGTTGTAGACGGTCAGGTACATTTGGCATACTCTAAAAACTTATCAGAGGACTATGACGAAATACTTGACATTTTGGAAACTGCTGCTATGATGGTGGTTCAAGCACAAAGCAAGCAGGACGAAACCAGTGTTCATTAACCTTAAAGGAGATAATTAAATGAACGACATAGCAAAACCAGTGAAGGTTAAAGCCACAATCATGTGGTGCTTTCACAACAAACCTAACGAGATGTCCACTAAGTATCAGGTAGATTTGTGCAATCTGTCTGATAACGCAGTGAAGGCTCTTGAGGGTCTTGGCATTGAGGTTCGCAAGCGTGAAGACAAGCCAGAGAAAGGCTTCTTCATTACTTGCAAGAGCACAGTGCCAATCAAAGTATTCGATGCCAGTGGGAATAGTCTTGAGACTACGCCTGTCGGTAACGGATCTACGGCTACGGCTGTAGTTGGTACTTACGAGTGGGCGTGGAAAAACAAGAAAGGCATTTCCCCGTCTGCGACTAAGTTGGTGATTGATTCTTTGGTTGCTTACGAAGAAGGCCAAGCGACTGAAGAAGCACTTGATGAAGTTCTGTAAACATAACCGAAAGGATAATTATGTACGTTGTTCGATTTAATGGTAAAAAGTTGTCACTCAAAGCATTTTCGGGACTGACTAAGTATGAGCAGGCTCGTAATGCACTCCGTAAGTATCTGCGAAGCAAGGGACTGAGCCGTATTCACGGACAACTCGGTTACTCAATCGCACGAGTCTAAGTCGTGATCGCACTTGTTGATGGCGATATTGTCGCCTATACCCTCGCTGCTGGATGCGAGGAATATAACGAGAAGACAGCCCTCAGCAAGTGCTCTGAATACATTGAAGAACTTGTCTATGTTCATGCTGGTTGTGACGATGCTGATGGTTGGCTTACAGGTTATCAGAACTTTCGTATTATATTAGCAAAGACACAGCCGTATAAAGGCAACAGGACGCAGGAAAAGCCTAAGCATTTAGAGTTGCTTAAGGAGTACCTAAATAGTGCTTGGAAGTTTAATATTGAGCAAGAGCAGGAAGCCGATGATGCTATCGGCATTGCTGCTTATGCACTAGAGCCAGAAGACTATGTTATCTGCACCACTGACAAAGATCTGAATATGATCCGTGGCTGGCACTACAACATGAGAAAGAATGAGAAGTTTTGGGTTGACGAAGACGACACACTGTACACCTTTTATATGCAGGTGCTGACTGGTGACCGTGTTGATAATGTGCCTGGACTGAGAGGCATTGGGCCTAAGAAGGCAGAAAAGATTCTAAAAGGCTGCAAGACTGAAGATCAACTTTATGAAGCAGTTTTGAAAGCGTATGACAACGATGAAACCTATTTAACGGAGCAGGCACAATTATTATGGATACGAAGAAAACCAAATCAGGTCTGGAAAAAGCCCCGATAGTTTATGTCGAATGGGCTGATGCTGTAGCAGACGCAGGCTGGCAAGAAGGCACAAAGACAGAGATTCACAAGTGTTACACGCTTGGCTGGATTGTGTCGGAGGCAGACGATGCTATCTGCATCGCCAGCACGGTCAGTATGGACTCCAGCAACGCCAGAATGCACATACCGAAGTCGTGGATCAAAACCAGAAAGGAAGTTGATATTGAAGCCATCATCAGCGAAAGCAAAGGGAAGAGTTCTACAGCAGGTAGTAAGAGACCTTATAATCGCAAAGTTCGCACTGGAGCCTGATGATGTTCGTTCAGTTAGCATGGGCGTGTCAGGGGAAGACTTGCTTCTTAGTCCAGCAGCCAGACGGAAGTTACCAATCAGTGTGGAATGCAAGTCCAGAGCAAGCATCTCAGTATATGGACATTATCAACAAGCGAAGGACAACTGTAGAGGATACGAGCCAGTGCTCGTCATCAAGCAAAACAGAGATAAGCCCCTGGTTGTGGTAGACTGTGAATACTTTTTTGAATTATTAAGGAGAGTTAGTAATGACAACGTATAGATTTATTTATGAAGGCCAAGAATTTGATGACAGGTTTGACAGTCCGTTTCCGTCAGAGACAGTGATTGAGTCAAGGCATGACTTTGGTCCTGACCAGCCTTGGCATCCGATCCTGTGGCAGTTCTGCCGCTTCCTTGAGCACGTTGGCTTTGAAGGCGTGCGTAACAAAGTGAAGATTGATGGCGACATCAATGACTGTTTATTCCAGCGTTACTTTGAAGAGAAGCGGTACACTGAAGAAGATATTCAGGAATACTTTGATGCTCTGAATGAGGACACCGAATGAAACTGTTGATGTTAGACATCGAAACAAGCCCCAATACTGCACATATATGGGGTCTTCGTGACCAGTACATCAGTCCTGAGCACTTGCTAGAGTCTTCCTATGTCCTGTGTTGGGCAGCGAAATGGCACGGCAATAAAGAGGTCATGTTCGATTCTGTGTTTCAGACAAAGCAGTCCAAGACTATGCTTCAGCGAATACACGATTTAATTTCTGAGGCCGATGCTGTGTGCCACTATAACGGCACTAGGTTTGATATACCAGTGCTCAATAAAGAGTTCCTGCTGCATCATTTGGCACCGCCTGCACCGTATAAGCAGATTGACTTGCTAAAGGTAATTCGTAAAGAGTTCCGTTTTGCAAGCAATAAGTTAGACCACATTGCACAGCGTCTTGGCCTTGGTCAAAAGACTGCACACGAAGGCTATCAACTATGGGTCAAGTGCATGAACAAAGATCCTGCTGCGTGGAAGGTAATGGAAAAATACAACAAGCAGGATGTTCTGCTATTGGAGAAAGTGTATGATCGTTTGCTACCTTGGATTAAGTCTCACCCTAACCATAACCTCTTCGATGGTCGTGGTTGCCCCAACTGTGGAAGCCATCGATTGCAAAAGCGTGGATTTACCTACACCACCACAGGAACCTTCCAAAGATTCCAGTGTACGGATTGTGGTTCCTGGTCCAAATCCTCCAAAGCAGTGAAGGAGCATTCAAGTATTACATTAGTAACATAGGGGAGAAATAATGTCGTTAACACTGAGGGACGTAATGGAAAGGATGGCTAAACTTGATGAAATAACGCTGCTGGAGGTACTTAATATATCATCAGAAGAGATTATTGAACGGTTTGCTGATAAGATTGAAGATAAGTTTGAAGAATTGGAGATAGACCTAGATGACTAAGATGACACCATATTCAGAGTTCATTGCTAAGAGCCGCTATAGTCGGTTTCTGCCAGAGATGGATCGCCGTGAGCACTGGGAAGAAACAGTAAATAGATACACCACGTTTATCTATAAGCACCTGCAAGAGAAACACGACTACAAAATGTCCGATGAACTCTATCGTGACATCCGTGATGCCATCGTTGGCCTAGAAGTCATGCCATCAATGCGTGCTATCATGACCGCTGGCAAGGCATTGGAGCGTGATAACACTGCTGGCTACAACTGCTCATATCTGCCTATTGATGATCCGAAGGCATTTGATGAGGCTATGTATATCCTGCTCTGCGGCACTGGAGTAGGCTTCTCTGTGGAGCATAAGTATGTCAACCAATTACCTGAAGTCCCAGATCAGTTGTTTGAGTCTGAGACTGTTATTTCTGTTGCCGATAGTAAAGAAGGATGGGCAAAAGCACTACGCCAAGTCATCGCTCTTTTATACTCTGGGGAAGTGGCAAGGTATGACTTATCCAAAATTAGACCTGCAGGAGCCAGACTCAAAACCTTTGGAGGCCGTGCCTCTGGTCCAGGGCCTTTGGATGAACTTTTTAAATTCACTACTGCCAAATTTAGAGCAGCCGCAGGTAGAAAACTTACATCAATCGAATGTCATGATATTCTGTGCAAGATCGGGGAAGTTGTTGTTGTGGGTGGAGTACGGCGATCTGCAATGATTTCCTTGTCGGACCTTGAAGATGATCGGATGAGAGGAGCCAAGAGTGGAGACTGGTGGACACACAACGGACAACGAGCACTTGCTAACAACTCAGCAACTTACATTACTAAACCAGATATTGGACAGTTTCTCGCAGAATGGACAAGCCTTTATAACAGTCACTCTGGAGAGCGAGGGATCTTCTCACGAGCCGCAAGTAAGAGTCAGGCTAAGAAAAACGGAAGACGTGATGGAGATTATGATTTCGGAACAAATCCCTGCTCAGAAATCATACTACGACCCTATCAATTCTGTAACCTTACAGAAGTCGTTGTACGCTCTAGTGACACCGTTGAGTCACTCGCTAAGAAAGTTCGTATAGCAACGATTCTGGGCACATTCCAATCTACGCTGACGCACTTTCCGTATCTGCGGAAGATCTGGCAAAAGAACACTGAAGAAGAGCGCCTCTTAGGTGTTAGCCTAACAGGCATCCTAGATAATCACTGGATGGGAGAAGTTAGTGAAAGCACTGCGGAGAATCTTGAACACTTACGAAAGATCGCTGTGGATACCAATTCTGAGTTTGCAACTGTTCTTGGCATCCCTCAGTCTGCTGCTATCACTTGCGTCAAACCTTCTGGCACTGTGTCTCAACTTGTTGATTCTGCCTCTGGTATTCATGCTCGACATAGCCGCTATTACATACGCCGTGTTCGTGGAGATAAAAAAGATCCTCTCTCGCAGTTTCTAGCGGTTGCTGGTGTGCCTGTCGAAGACTGCGTAATGCGACCAGACAGCACAGTAGTCTTCTCATTTCCGATGAAGGCTCCAGAAGGAGCACGGTTGCGTGACGATCTAACAGCATTGGAGCACCTTGATCTATGGCTGATGTATCAGCGGCACTGGTGTGAGCACAAACCGTCTGTGACGATCTCAGTTAAGGAAGATGAGTGGATGGATGTTGGCGCATGGGTATGGAGACACTTTGATGAAGTCTCTGGCGTGTCTTTCCTGCCTTGGGATGGTGGTTCATACCGTCAAGCACCGTATGAGGAATGCTCTAAAGAGGTCTATGAAGAGTTACTGACTAAAATGCCAGCAAATATCTACTGGGATACTCTGTCAGAGAAGGATGATAATGTCGAAGGCGCACAGACATTGGCGTGCGTTGCTGGTCACTGTGAGATATGAATATGGAAATAGATCTGTATCTTATATCCGGCTGTATGGTTGGTGCCGAATTTGTGCACCTTGATGAATATGATGGCTTTTCTAAAGGCATCGTCATCGATGTATTCGTGGTGCGAATAATGTTTCTTTGGTAGTCTAGGTGCTGTCCTTTTGGGCCTCTTCGGAGGCTCTTTTTTTATGGCTTTAGGTACAGTGCTCTTTCGTCCTTACGGCGCTTTACAAGGCCAGGAAGTTCTTTACCGCCAGCCTTGGTCCACGACATAAAAGCCTCAGCAGCGGCCTCAAAGTCGCCTCTGTTGTGGCACATCCTTATTGTAGAGCGTTGGAGATTGCCGAGACCCACGTTGAAAGAGAAGGAAACAAGTGCATCAAACCTAGACTGAGTAAGACCAGAAGGACATAATCGTAATACTCCTCGCTCAAACGAAGCCAAGTCTGTGGCAAGTATGTCATCGACTTCTGCCATTGAAAGTGTTCTGTCCCATCCGTCTGGGATTGGTAAGTTTTTTCTGTCATTTAGTGGAACCTTTATATGGTTGGGATCGATTACATGGCCTACGCCGATGGTCCACAGCAGAGCAGGACACCTATATCCACGAGTACGGACACCTTCATGATGCTTAATCATGTCGATGCACTCTTTAGAGATTTTCATTTCTTAAACGATTGCGTACCGAACCAGAAGGCGATAACGCTTGAGAAGATGATGGCACTATCCTCATCCCAGAGGATCTGCATAGCCACATCAAAAGGCACACCAGTCTTCCATGCGTAGAAGAAGCCAAAGATGTTCACAAACAGAAGCATACAGAACATACCATAGGTAATGACTGGCCTTACAGAGGCACGCAGATTCGTAACCCACAGCGATGCGTCTTTACCGATGGCGATGTCGTGTGCATACAGTGCTTCTCGTTCCTGCACCGCTGTCTGCATTGCTATCTGATCTGTCCTGATCTCTTCTATGCGAGCCTGTGCTACAAAGCCACGCTCCAGCATCTGCAGTTCACGTTCAGTCTGCATCCGTGCTAGTTCAAGTTCATGAGCCTTATCTGACCTGTCTTGAAAGAACTCAAGGATCTTGGGCATACCGCCCATAAGGAAAGAGATTAGTGTAGATAATAGTGTAATCATTACATCAGCCCCATCATTTTAAAGATTCCGTACACCACCGTTGATGCCACTAGCAGCCATAGCATCTCTCGTCTGGTTTCCATGCGTTTGCGATACATCTCATCAGTTAGTTCTAGGTGTTGTTTACGCATCTGCGTTATCAGTGACTTGACTTCGGACACAGCAGAGAGACCATACTCCTGCTCAATCTGTTTATACATCTCTGATTCTGCGTCACGAATCTGCCTAATGATCTTGTATTCTTCATAGGCATTGACGAACATCATGTCACCACGGCGTTCAATCTGTTGTTGCTTACGCTTCCAGGCAACACGAGCCTTTGCTTCCTCGTCTAAGAAAGCATTTACTTCTTTTGCTGTTTCCTTTATTTCACGGCCTACAGCAACGGCTTCTTTGATGCCTCCTAGCGCAGCCCTAGCGGTTGCGGCTGGATCGGACATTATTGGCCTAGTTCTTTTTCTAGTCTAGTTAGTTCTTCTTGTTCTGCAGCAGACAAACCAGGACCAGCAGTCCCTGCAGTTGGAGTAGGGGGTTGTGTTAAGTCTTCAGGTGTAATTCCTACCTTTTCAAAAGCCTGAGATGCTTTTAAGAAAAGATTCTTACCGATAGGTAATCCAGACTCTTGTGCTTTAATTATACCTAAAGCAGCATTAGTTGCTTCTGGGTTTGTGGCCGCTTTGGCCCAAAAGCGAGGACCAAGAAGAATTGTACCTCCAACCAATGCTGTTTTTACAGGATTATCTGCAGCAAGATTTCTTGCCTCATCACTTAACACTAAAGAACCTAACGACAATAGAGCACCAGTGGCTTGAGCCTGTTGAGCAGCAAAGAATAAAGGAGCACTTGCGCTTGGTTTAACTTCAGACAAACGAGCGGCTTCTAACAAAGTTGTAACTCTTTTTTGTTGTTCTTTTGAAAGCACAGCCTCAAATGTTCTCCGCAGTGTTTCATCATTTTTAATCTTGTCGCCTAGTTTTGCAAAAGAACCTTCTGATTTAAGCAAATTTTCTAAGTAACCACGGCGAACAGACTCTATTGTTTGTTGTACGTTTAAATTTGGTTTTAATGTTTTTGCTCTTGATAAAGCAGCAGTTGCTTCATTCCAAGCAGTTACATTACCATTTTTAAATATATTCTTACCAACAAATTCTGGGTCTACATTAAGAAGTTTAGCAGCAGTATCGTTATAAAGGTCTTGAATACCTTCACGATAGAATTTGGAATAAAATTTATATTGATCTGCTAATGTATTAGCAGTATCGTCTGGTAAACGTCCTTGAAATGGAATAGCAGTGCCAGCAAACTTAGAGCCAGCCTGATCCATTGATTTTTCTATATTTGATACAATTCTTGTTAATTGTGCTACTGTTTTTGAATCAGGTTCTGCTTGATTTCTTTTTAGATCTCTAAGAGTAGTTTTTAATGAAGATGAAATATCATGTGCAGTTACAAAATCAATCTTATTTGGAAGATTAGCAAAACTCTCTAAATAACCACGTTCTTTTGGAGATAAAGTTAATCCTTTTGTTTCTTCACCACGAGCCAATAATGATTGAGCGTCTTTTTTTAGAACAGAAATGTCTACAGGCTCTCTTGCAATTTTTGGAGATGCTTGTAGAGCCTCATAAAAAGGCCTAGTAATGCTTTTTAGAGCATCGTCACCTTCGTTAATGGCTGTTGCAAACTCTTTACCTGTTTGTAAACTATCATAAACTCTTGTAGAAACTTCATCAAGAATTTTATTTTTAGCAGCCATAACAGCCTGCTCTGACTTTTTCTCTGCGGCTTCAAACACAGGCCTACCAGTAAAAGAACCACGAGCAACAGATTCTTTAAATCCTGCCCAAGGATCTTCTGTGGCCTGAAATGGTGTAAGAGTAGCGCCTTCTTGCTGCAATAAACGCTGTGCAGCAGTCGTTGCTTCTACTGGTGCTTCGCCAGGAAAGTATTTAGCAATTTGATCTTTTGCTATTCTATATGTTTTACCAGCAGCAGAGAAAATTAAGTTTCCAGCGGCATCATAAATTGCTTGCTCAATCCCTCCCCTAACCACAGCCAATGGAGAAGGCCTACCAGTAATTACTTGTTGTGCTGTTTCCCCCGCAGCGCCACCAATACCAGCGCCGATCATACTACGAACACCAGCCGCTCCTAATCCATAACCAGCACGAGCACCTATAGGGGTTCTGGTTGCTAACGCTCCGGCCACCCCTCCAGCCATGCCTCCAAGTTCAGGAAGTGTTTCTATTGCTGCTTGTCCAAGTTGTTTTAAAAAACCAGGCTGTTGTCTGTTATCTAACATTACAGAGCCAGCAAGTTCTGACTCTAATTGTGCGAGTTCCTGCTCTTCTTGAGGTGTCAAAGTCATTACTGTGCTCCAGGTTGTCCGGCTTGTCTAGCACGAAGTTCTTGTAATCTACGAAGTTTTGCTGCTCGATCAGTGAATTGTTGTTCGGCTAGGCTTTGTGCTTCTTTACGCTTAGAGACAAAGTTATATTTATTAAGATCTCCACCACTAGCAATATAGTCCTGTGCTAATTGGTTTTCAATTTCAGATGAAAGAGCATCTTTTCTTAAGCGATCAACAACATTTCTTAATGTTTGAACAGTAAACCCAGGAGTTCCAATTGCTTCACGCAAAAACTGCAACTCTTTTTCAGATAAAGCACCAGGAAGCGTCTTAGCCTGTCCTTGTGCTAACTGTGCTAACAACTGTTTAAGTTGTTCTGTTTCAGAAGTTCCTGTAACCGTAACACCAAATGCTTGTGCAACCTGTGAAGCACGAAGTTTAACATCCGCACCAAAACCAGTAAACGCACTTGATAACACACGGTCAATAGCATTTGCTGTTTGATTTGTTTTTGTAGCCTGTAATGCGCCTGTTTCAATTGTTTCAAGTGTTCTTGCTTTTCCAGGCAGTGTTGCTTTTTCTGTTGCTGATGGTTTTGGAACACCTGCTTCTGCTTTTTCAAGTTTACGTTTTTGTAATAAAGCATTAACTTTTGCAGTTTGTTCTGCGGTATAGTCAGCAAGGCTAGGTTTAACACCAAAACCAAGTTCGTTAGCCACTTCAGCAAAATCAGCGGTTGTTTTAACCATTGGTTCAGGTTTTTCTTGTAATGCTTTTATACCAAGTGCTGTTTTTTGAAATGCTTCTGCCTGTGTAAGTTGCTGTTGTTGCGCTAATTTAGATGCCTCTTGCCGCATAGCCAACGCCATGCCACTAAACTGAGGCAATTGATTTAGATTGTTTGCAAGTTGCACAAGGCCTTCCGGCGTACCAAGATCAACCTGTTGTTGTGTCTGTTGAATAATACTGCTAAGAGCCTGTTGCGGTGTTTGCTGACCAAAGGCACCAGTAATATTCTGTTGCAACGAACCACCAGTGCGTCCAATCAATCCAGAAAACGCCTGCATAGGATCAGAAGCAACTGGTTGCTGTTGTCCCATTGATAGACCGAATAAAGATTGCATTACATTCGCCATATCTATTCCTTAGAAGAAAATACCATAGTCTTGATAGCCGTATTGTGGCCCAGTTCCTTGACCAAGCGGGGATGTTCCCCTAGTGCCGCCAAATAACTGACCAAGGTTTAAGTTACCAAGAACATTGCCAGTTTGTGTCGGTAGTCCAAACAAGCCTCTGGTAGCGCCACCAAGGCCAGCCAATGCCTCGCCTCTGGCTTGCAATCCTAGCTGTTCATAAGGTGCACGCATCCGCAGACCTTGTAGAGCAGATTCAGCCGCTAATAGTTGATTTCGGCTTGCAACGGCTCTTTCCTGCTGTCCCAAGGTAGCAGCAGCATTGAGTGCCGCTAAGGTTTGCTGATCGATTCCTTGCGCCCCTGAGACCAATCCTTGACCAAGGCCAGCCTGTCTAATGGCTTCTTCTGTACCAAATCGTTGTGCCTGTAGTGCCTGTTGACCACGAGCAGTCTCTTGTGCAGACAAGAGTGATTCCATGAAGGGATTCACAGTTCTAATACCACCACCAACGGTGGGTAAATTTTGACCAGCACCAAGTAAGCCACGTTGTTGCAGGCTTGCTATCAGTGCTTCTTGCTCACGAGCACGACCAGGAGCAGCCAAGGCCTCAACCTGACCATACAGTGTCTGGGCAGCCTGTGCAGGATTAACAGCACCAAAGGCTTGACCAGCCAATCCAAGTTGCTGTTGACGCAGAGCCTGCATCTCTGGAGAAGTGACCGCTGTGGCCTCTCCTGGCCTTACAGTGCCTACACCAGCGCCTGTGGTAACAGTATATGGAGTAAACGGAATAGCGCCTTCACGGCCAATTCTAGAGGCTTCTCCGGCTAGTTCACGACCAAGGCCAGTAGCCTCACGCTGCAGTGCCTGCAACTGTGCAAGATCTATGCCAGCACCAACAAGACCTCCAAGATTAAGGTTACCAATACCAGGAAATAAACTAGTTGCTGCGGGCAACAGACTAGTCAAATTTGTCGTAGGTGTAGGTGTAGGCGTAGGGGTTGGCGTAGGCGTAGGGGTTGGCGTAGGAGTCGGGGTTGGTGTAGGCGTGGGAATAGCAGGACCAGTGGGAGTCAGCCCAGTAGTCAGCAAACCAACAGAGGCACCGCCAATGCCACCAAGACCAGCCAAGGTTGCACCAGCCAAGTTCTGTGCAGTTCCAGGCGAGATGCCAGCATTGATAAGACTCTGTGTTAAGTTAGCAACACTGGGGATAGCGTCCATAAAGCCGCCAGTATTGATAGCACCAAAGTTACCAATATTAGGACCACCTGCTAATTGACTACTTAAATCAATACCTGTAAATCCAGGAGTACCACCAGCAGGAATATTAAGCATTCCGCTTGGAGTGTTCATAGTAAACACTGGAGTCCCGCCAGCACCAGCACCGCCTACTTGATCGGCAGCGGCACCAAAGCCTTCAATACCAGGAATATTAGTTGTACTTGTGGGTATATTCAGCGTAGTTGCAACATCACCAAGACCGATGTTGTTCATTATGTTTCCAACAGCACCAGACTGAACTGCTGCTGTGCCAAGTCCAGCCAATGCCCCTGTCACTAAACCTTTTTCTGCATCCCCAGTAGCAACTCCTGACACAACTCCAGAAACAATAGCGTTACCGACTGCACTAGCCGCAGTTCCTGTTAATCCTAAAGAAGCACCAATACTAGCACCAATGTTAGGAACAGCAAAGTTAAGTGCTATAGGTAGAATAGATTTAACAAAGTTACCAAACTGACGACCTTCAGCAGAACGCTGTCGATCACGCTGTTGCATATAGTCTTGTGTTTCTTGTGCCGTTGGCTGACGACCAAGCCTAGTGCGAAGTTCTGCTTCATCACCAGTCCTGATGGCTTCAGCAATACCAGCGGCAGCGTCAGGCCCAGTTAGTGCGCCTTTGAAGTAAGCATATCCGGAAGCATCAAGATCACGACCAGCATATTCTTTATAGATACGAGATAATTCTGCGGCAGCAGGATCAGGGTTAAGTTTCTGTCCTTCTGGAGAGATCTTTAACTCAGTCTTCAGTGCCTCAATCTCGCTGTTGCCGTAAGATTGAATATACGGTTTCTCTTTAGCAAGAAACTCAGTGTAGGTTTTTAATCCGCTTGCATCTGGATCACGACCAAGAGTGTTATTATAAATTGTTTTAATCAAAGACTGGCCTTCAGGGGAATAGGCCATATCTTTTTTAATCGTATCTAAAGACTTATCAGATTCGGCATAAGATAGTAAACCAGAAATGTCAGGAGAACGACCAAGTGTTTCTTGGTAGATACGAGAAATCTCATCAATACGGTCTTCAAAGTTAGGAAGCCTGTTCTTTGCCTCGTCTACAATTCTATTAGTCTGTGCCACAGAAATACTAGGCAACATCATCCCTGTTCCAGTACCTCCAGCCGTTACAGGCGGCGGAAGAGTAAGAGCACTTGTTACAGGGGCCGCTACTGGTGCCGGAGCAGGCTCTGGAGCAGACGTAGGCATAAATAATGCTGGCGCAGGCTCTGGGGCCGGAGCAGGGGCTGGCGCTGGAGCACTAAAGTATGCAGCAGCATTGGCCGCATTATAAGCAGCCAAGGCATCCATTATGTTAGTGTATCCCTGGGCTTGTAATCCAGGAAGTGCTTCTGCAAAAGTTGCCATGTTTTACAATCCTATTAAATTGTTCTTCCGGTTACGGCATAGACATCAAGTTTTTGTATTGAAACACCATTACCGTTAATGGCAACTTCAATACCGATTTGAACCACATTACCAAAACCACTTAGTTGCCGTTTAATTTGCTCATACGGAACTGATATTGAATATTCACCAATTCCATATTCAGCAACACCGTATTCGGCAATATTACTGGCTGCGGTTGTTACTTGTACACTTTTATAGCCAGATGAGTAGTCAAAAGCCCATCTAATATCTAATGCTGTTTGATTAGCACCAAAGATCGTTAACACAATCTTCTTGAGCATTTTTGAAATCGATGGCGATCCAAAGTCAATGTACGGAGTATAATATGTAAATGTATAACTTAAACCATTATCTTGATAGTTTTTGTATTCTCCGATGCCGTTTTCTCTACCAATAAGGAGTCTACCATTCCTAGTAGTTGCTACTCCTTTTGGTGAAATGCTGTTCCAAATTGTTGTTCTAGCAGCGCCGTTTTCTAAAAAGGCTCTTACATCAAAACAGTACACAAAACCAATAGAAGGTAAAGACAATAAATAAAAAGCATCTCTCTCGTAGTAGACACTTCTGTACGACAGTTCGTCTTCTAAAGTAATAAAGTTAAGTAACTGATCTCTTACATTTATACTGATGTCTTTTATCGGTGCTGATTTTTCTTGAATTGTTCTAGCAAGACTACGAACACCTGTCTTGGACAAGAATAATAAGTCTGTTCCAATCTTTTGCACAGAATCTCTAGCAACACATCCTACACCAACAATTACATCTTGTAAAGCCAAATTTGATATATTATCAGCATTATTATAGATAACAATATTATTCTTACAAAAGATGATAAGAAAGTTATTGTGTGCCGCTAGTGCTACAATCCTATCATCATTAGGGACTACTTTTTCTAAGTTGATAACACCAGAACCGGCACCAGTAAAGTCAACAGGATCTAATAATTTACTATAATAAACTGTTAACTTATCTGTGTCATTGATATTGGCAAGCCAAGTGCGCCCAAAGGCACCGATACCACAATTAGGCAAAAACGTGCTACTACTAAAGCCTGATGGCACATTACCAACATCGGATAACAATTGAAAGCCAAAAGGGCCGGTGTGTGCATGAGCAGCGCCACCACTAATAGGCATCTTGTGGTACACTAATGGCTTATGGTCTTTTTGTACAATTATAGCATGAGGCGATGTTGTTAGTCCACTATTATATTGAGCAGAAACTACTTGCCAGTTATTATCTGTAATAGTATAAGTGGCATTAGCACTATTATCAGCGTTACGAACTAACTTCTCTGTCATCGTTGTTTCACCAACAAACAACTTATTATTACCAAATGACAGAATGCTGAAGGTGCCATCGTGATTATCAAACTCAGCAATAACTTCAGGATTGGTTCCAGTACCGCCAGAGGTAGTTGTATATGCCCAACCTTTTCTAGAAGCAATACGACCAGATTGGTCAATAACAGCATTAAAGGCTTCTAGTGCAAACGATGGATTAAGGTTTACACCAGAATCTTGAGTATTTAGCCCAAAGAAACCTGGAGATGTTATTGCAGTAGATTGTAGTGGTTTGTTTGGCATTATACCCAGTAGAATGAGAACTCATCAGGTCTGCGATTGGCTTCTACAGCGATTCTGTCTGCCAGTGCCTGCTTTGCTACAGCGTATTGGCTGCTAACATTGACACCACCGTCCTCACCACGCTCTTCAATGGCCTTAGCCCATGCCAGCGCCACAATAGGTATCTTTGGTAACTTTGTTGAACTAGAGTTAGTGGTTAGTTCTGCCTCTGGGGTATAAGCATCAACTTTAATGGTATAAGTGGTATCAGGCACAGGGAAGATCTGAATCTTTAGATCACCACTGCCATCAATACCATCTGTGGAATAATAAGCGGGTATACCATAAAGAGTCTGTGCCGCTAGATCAATGTTGGATATAAAATACTCGTGTGGTCGTTCTGCTAAGTAAATACGGTTAGTAGTGTTGTACACACGATGAATCCTAGAAGCATCTCCAGCACCAGTAATCGAATAAGAAGTTGTACCATTGGAGGTAGAAATAGTGTAAGTATTTGCTAGTGCTTCCCAATCCCAAGCATCTTCTACTTCACGCTTTGCGTCATTGACTAACTTACCGATAAGTGAACTGTAGTCAGTATCAGATACATTACTAACAGTGGTTTCACGCAACCGTGTCAAGACATCGTTTACTAATTGTAGATATGTAGTTGCCATTTAGCAATCCCATTTTCTTAGTGCTAGTGCTTTCCTTGTTGGTCTACCTTTTTCATCCTTCATTGGCCCCGAAACCCCAGACATACGAGCACAGAAGGACTTACGCCTTCCTGCTGCTTTGGGGGACTTTGCTGCTTCCTTGGCCGATACTGGTGGTTTGAGATTAGCGCCTTCAGTACGCTTGAAATAGGCTCTACCTTTAGCATTTAAACCACCTTTAGGATTCTGATAGACTTTTTTGACCATTATTTCTTCGCAGTCTTCTTGGCTTCTTTGAAAGCCTTAGCAGTAGGAGCACCTTTGGTTCCAGGCTTACGCATCTTTTCACCACTGCCTTCTTTGATGCGTTTACGCTTGGCTTGGATATTGGCATAGAGTCCTGGTTTCATCGTCCACGCCCAGTCTTCTTCATCATCATTGGCTTCTTGGACATACCAGCCTGTGACATTGCAATCGCCACTGCCTGCTTGCGTGACTTCACCACTGGCCCGCCTTTACCGCTATGCAGAGTACCAGACTTGTACTCACTCATAACTTTACCAACCTTTTCTGCTTTACCTTTTTTAGTTGTCGGCTTTTTCATTTTGTTTACCTTTCTTTAACCAAGATTGCACTGTTTTAGTTTCATAAATACGGAAGCAAGACCATACGATAGAAAATATTGCTGCCAGAGCAGGCAGAATATCTGCTAATGTACCAAGCACGGTGATGATCGATAGACCATCAGTAACTTGTTTAATAGTTTCTGTACTATGCTGCGACATCTTTGTTCTCTTCCGGCCTCGGTAGTTGCGGGACGACTTGGGTTTGGATCTTCTGAATCAGCGCCATTGCGTTGGTCTTGGCTGGCAGTTCGCCCAAGGCACCGATGATGCCGTTTACCTCGTCAAGCGAGAGTTCTA